GTGAATTAGTATAACTTCTATTGTAAGCCTCAGAATTATGCCCCATACTATTTTCCATATAGTTAGTTTGTGTTAATAACTCTCGCATATCCTCTTGTGTACTTTTAGATTCTTTAGACGAAACTAAATCTATAGCATCTTTTAATTCTTTTCGCCTGTTATTTTCTATAAAAGATTTTGGAAATTGAAAGTGAGTACTCTCAGTCATAGGCATCGGTTTCTCACGCTTAATTCCACCTTTTTGATAAGCAGACGGTGATTCTCCCTTATCTTTATACATCATCTTCCACATATCTAAAGGTAAAGTTTCTACTTCTTTACCGTGTCCAAATTGACTAGGCACCCCATTAATTATTTTCTTCTCTCTTACAGTAACTTCATGTTCCTTCTTCTTAGAGTTATATCTTTTTGAATGTGTATATCCTGAAGGGTCAATACCTGCCTCCTGCAGTTTAATATCATTAGTAGGTACAGGTAATGATTCTACATTCCTCATAGGAAGAGATGTTGGTGTATATGTTTCTCTTTTCTTAGGTTTTTTAGATATTTTACCTTCAAACCATACCTCATCTGATTGTACGTCTTCAATAGTTCCTTTCTTCTTAGGTTTAACTGGTTTATATTTATTAAGTATTGGTTGATAACCTACATACTCTCCTTTCCTCTCTCCTTCTGTATAAATTAAATTCCCTGCATTTGACTTTTGTGTTAAAGTAAAAGGATTATCTTTTGAATCTTGACCTTCTTCGTAATACTCTTTATAATACTTAAAACGTTTCTTCTCATAATCATTATATAAGTCACCCATTTTCTTCTTATAGGCCCTAGAAACTAGAGATACTGAAGATTCAGGGATATACTTTTGAACTCTCAAATTTAGGTGCTCTGCTAATTTATTTAACTCTTCTTGCTTATCATAAATATTAAGACTATCTTGTCTACTAAACCGAGTTGAGTCTGCAGTTACTGGTATTTCTGGTAATTCAAATCCACCTTTTTGATAAGCAGCAGGAGATTCTATTATTGTTCCTTCTGACGGACCAGTTGGTAAGTCTTGTATTCCTGGGGGTACATTTTTATAACTCTCTACTAAATGTCCTTGGTTATCTATCTTTTGTATATCAATAGGAGCTTCCATCCCAACAGTATTAAAAGACTGATTAGGTTGGACATTAGGGAATGCCATACTAGCTTGGGTATTACCCTGCGCATGTTGTTCCCTAAGACCTGTTTCTTGTTGTTGAGGAGTATTAGCAACTTGCATTTCTTGTTCTTGCTGTTGTTGCATTTGATGTTGCTCAATAAGATCTATACCTTGATCTGCAGCTTGAAACACATCAGTTATACTCCCAGGAAACCCAGAAGCCTTAGCTCTATTTAATAACTCTCTCCTAGTTTCGTTTGTTAGCATTCTTATCAGCTATTTCTTTTTTAATCTGACTATCTTCCCTCTTAACTTGATTTGACTGCCTAGCAATATCTTCAGAAGCTTCTCCTCCTCTTGTTTTTTCCCCTAATTCTCTCTCCCTCATGTCAAGCTCTCTTTCTTTAATCTCAAAGTCTCTAATCATCTTTTCAAGGTTAAGGTTATTACCTTCAACATCTTTTTTAGACTCAGCACTTATTAAAGCTATTTCAATATCTTTTTGCCTATCTTTTTCATTCTCTAAGTTTTGAGCTTCTTGAGCCATTTGTGCAGCCTCTAACTGCTGTTGTTGCATTTCTTGTTGAGCTTGTTGTTGAGCTGCATCTAATTCTTCTTGAGCTCTGTCTGCAGCTTTAAGATTTGATTTAATTTCTGAAAAACTATCAGATGATAACATTTCAGCTATATCCCCAGGTTTAGCTCCACCTTGCATCATAGCTTGTGTTAATCCTTTAATGTTTTGTAGTTTCTCTTGATCTTTACCAGCATCAGAAACAAATATCCCATAGTTAGATTCCATATGTTGCATACTATCTACATCTAAGAAGTCTGTAGTACCATCAGGCATAACATACATTCCTTTTTTACCTGTAAGCCACGCCTCTTTAGAGTAATCTAGTAATGCTTGAAAGTCTCTTTGTTCCATTCTCTCAAACTTTCTAAATAGATCTTCTGTAATATGTGATGATTGTAGTATAGCTTGTTGACTAGACGCTTTACCTTCGTATGCCCCAATCTCACCTTGCCTTTGTCTACTTACCCCAGATATTTTTTCCCATTCTACTAATATAGATTCTAGTAATTGTATATATTGCCCAATTGTTTTGATAGACATATCAAGAACTGATTGATGTTGTGGGTTTAATGTTATCCCTTCTTTATTATAATCTACCCAAGCAATACCTGTACCCTCTACGTAATACATAAATTTATCCATATCCCATTTCTTAGGGATCATGTTAATATCAAACTGTGCAATAATATCTTTACTCCTAGCTATTGCAAGTTCTAATCTATACTTATATATGTTGTAATTTAACTGATAAGGTATCCCAAGTTTAACTAAAGATATATTACTAGAGTTTGTGTCTGAGTAACGTCTCCCATTAATAGGGAGTTTACATTTTGATGGGTTATCTATTGACAATCTTTGGTTAGCTATTGGATTAACATTAATATACATTCTCCCATCAACTCTTGTCCCTTCCCACACCTCATTAACCCATCTCCAAGTTAATTTAGCTCCTGTTTCTTTTAGTTCTTTAGGCAATCTAAACCCATCTTCTACTTCTTGCTCTTCCATCGTACCTGTCTCTGGATCAATGTAAGTTAAAAACCCTATTCTTTTCCTAGATTTCCAATATACACTTATAACTTCTATAAGTCTATTTCTAAATGAGTTCTCATCTTTATTTTGAGAGTTAGCATATAAAAAAGTAATATCACTTTCTGAATGCCTAGGTTCTTCTAATTCTAAGACTTGTTGCTCTGTTAAGCTATCATAGTAAGCATCAATAACACTAGATGCATGCACATATTTCCTAACTAATGCCCAATCACCATCCTCAACAAACTCTAAGTCTGGATCAAGATCATAATCTACATCTAATGGATTTAATACCTCATAAAAAGGATCAGCATTCCTAACACCTCTGTGAGTATAACACTCTCCAGTTACTAGATAATGAAACCAAGCTTTTTGTATTTTATCATACACTTCCTGCTCTTGTAAGATGTAGTTCATAGATTTTTGCCCTAGAATAGCTCTATTATCTACGTAACTGTCCTCAAACATTTTTGCTATATGTTCTGGTAACTCTACCTCTTCATTAGGATCTACCCCAGCATCTTGCCCTTGTTTTTGTAAAGACTGCATAAAATGCATTTGAAGATTTTTGAATATTAATTCAGATTTAGCATTCTCTTTTGTAGAGATAGTATCTGCATTTTGTACTGTAACAGTGTAATTGAGGGGACGTTTAGATTTTTCCCCTAGAAGAAGATCAATTATGGGTTTAATAATGGGGTAATTACGCATTTGGGATGGGAAATTCTTACGATTTTTACCGTAAGGTTTCAATACGTAGTTATAATCTGTCTCATCAATTACACCGTTATAATAGTCATATAATATCTTTAAATCATTCTTTTTTCCAGATTGACTTGACCCTGAATTAGAAAGATCTATAAATGCGTTAACACATTCTTCCCCCCACTTTTTATCTTTTTTTGTTATTGAGAGCTTTTGTCTCGGTATTTTATCGTATCCCATAATTTACAAATTTAATTGAATTTACCTTTGTTTTTACTACGCAGGTAAATATTACCCTAGTCTTTATAGATATAACACTACAAATAATTGCAAATATCGTATAAACTATACTTTAAAGTAAGTTCTTCTGTGGATTGAATTTTTTTTGTTGTTTTTAATTTTTTATAGTGATAATCATCATCTTCTTCTACTAATTCACAATTAGGGGAATCAGAATGATTAATGAACCCACCTAGTGGAGTCCTTATCCAATTATGTTGAAAATTTGGATCATATATATGTGTAATACCTATAACTACCTCCCCCGGAATATCTTCTTTGGCTAGAATACCCGCTCCATGAATTTGTGATGGCCCTATCGCTAAGTACTCCGGTAGAGGGTTATAAGGTTTAATTTTTTTTGTATTTTTTTCTTGTGTCATATTAATAATAATTTTTATCAAACCACTTATCTGTAGCTCGATCTTCTAATACATCTTTAACTTCCACATTGTACAATTCTCTTGTATGATACATAGCTATCATAAATGCCATCACCCTGTCAAAATTCCCATGATGATTAAATTTCATCAGCTCTGTTAAGAACGCAAGATCGTAAATCTTATGCAAATTTAACAATTTATTTCCATTTTCATCAGTCCTCCTAACAGTATTTAACCAATCTCTTATATATATTTCACCTTGACGCTTTCTAGCCTCTGTCATATGCATCCCATATTGACGTTTTACAGTCTTACTTCTAAGCTCTCTTTTATCTAACATTTCAAACTCTTCTTGTAGTTTATGTAGTTTTCTGTATCTTTTAGCATATGCTATAACTTCACCTCGATCGTTCTCAAATCCTATCTTACACCCATAGTAATCTGCTAATAAAAATAAGTTTCTATTATAATCATCTTGAGTTTTAGGTCTCCCTACATAAGAAGCTACAATAATATCATCTGGCTGAGATAAATTATTAGGTCTTTTTACTACATAAGCTGCCCCTAAAGATGTAGAATCTGCTGATTGATTTTGACCATATGGATCATGACAAAGTACATACATATTTATAGGTACTTGTTGTTTTTCGTTTTTATATGGAGCTTCATATATTACTACAGCTCCTGTTTTGTCATCATCTTTTCTGTGTGGGAATTTAGTTATTTGCTTTAAATCCCCATCAATAGTAAACTTAATTTCCCCTTTAGCGTTATGATATAACTTCCCTACAGTACCTATAGACTGTAATCCCCTAGCTTTAACAGTATTATACTGCTCTTGTAGTGATGCTATATCAAATAGATTAGCTGTAACTTGTAACGTAGCTTCTTGTGGGGAGAATGGGTGCTCCGCTATATACTGATCTAAAGATTTAGCGTCTGCAGCACCTTTTTTCTTTTCCCTCATCTCTTCTTCATACTCTACAGCTTTATCTTTTATAGAATTACCATCATCATCTATAAATCCATCTAAATTTGTTTGTATTGTGATAAAATACCCACATGTACTCCCCATAGCCCCAGAATCCCAAGTATTCTCATAATGCATACAGTCATATGCTTCTGGATTATAAAATATTTCTTCCATAGCTTCAAAGTCTGCTCCTTCCGTACCACCAGTCCCAAAAGCCACCATCATCCCTAATGTTTTACTACCTTGCCTCATTGTAGGCATTGTTACCTCCCATGCTTTTAATAAACCAGGGAATGAACCAGCCTCTTCAAAGAAAACTAACTCCCCTGCTTTTCCCCTTACTTTATCTGGATTATCTTTTAATGATACCCCCATAATCTGGGATTTCATCCCCATTTCAATCTCTAATCCGTTTACTTTCTTCTTATACCCAGACATTTTGTGCATTTCTCTATCTCTTAACCGTGGTTGAGACCATGCGGTATGGTCATCTATAAAAGATAAAAACTCCCAAGCTTTTGAGAGTAGTCCATCACCAATTAAAAATTCTTTTGAAGACGCAAATACAAAATTCTTTGAATTCTTTACAAAGAAGTAATTACGTGCAAGCATTGATCCTGCTTTATAAGAATATCCTTTACGACGTGCTTTTAGGACAATCATATGCTTATTATTAGACCTTGCTTTATCTATCTCGTTAAAATATTCAAAATCCCCATCATAAAACCTAGGGAATGTACGTTCACGTTTAGCTTGTATAGTACCATCTGGCAATACCTCATCAATCGCCCTATCAATAGGACAATAGTTTAAATAAAAATAATGAAACCCAGTTATATGCATATCTCCAACTTTATACCCATACATACACCTAGTTTTTTCCTCATCCCAAAACTCGTAGTATTCTTTTGTCCCAGGCAGTGCATGTGTAAAATATCCGTGTTTTAAAAAAGATATTGCCGCTGGTCTTACTCTATTGGTGTTTTTAAGCATTCTTTTTTAATCTTTATTAGTTCAGCGCACTTCTCATACTCTTCATATGTGGTAAAGTACTCTACAACTACATCTATTAT